ATGGAAGTAATTGAGCGAGATTGGCATAAAGCAGATATCAAAGGCGCATTAGAAAAGCGCGGAACGAACTTCGAAAAGCTTGCAGGTGAAAATGGTCTTGCAGGGGCGACATTGAGAAATGCGCTGAGAGTTAAATATCCAAAAGCAGAAAAGATCATTGCTCAAGAGATAGGCGTCGACCCAAGTGTCATTTGGCCTTCTCGGTATGTGCAAAAATCAGCATAAGGGGGATATGTCATGGAATGGTTAACTGCTCCTGAATGCGCTGGTATAGGTGGTCTTCCAGTCCATCCAAAAAACACCCGTGCTCGCTTAGAGTCACTTTGCACTGAAGCAACAAAACGCAAACGCGAAGGCACTAAAGCGTTTGAATATCACATCAGCATTCTACCCGCTGCCACTCAGGCAGCTTTGTACAAGCGCGCTGGTCAAGTCAAAGTCGGTGAAAAAGTCTTTGATATTCCAGAACCAAAAGCCGATCGCTATTGTCGCGAAGCTTTGTGGTCGCGCTGGAATAATGCGGGTACTAAGGCCCAAGCCAAGGCAAAAGCAAAGCTGTCTTACTTAACCGTATTGCAGCAGCTTATTAATACTGGCGTAGCAAAAATGACGGCGTACGAATCTGTCTGTGAAGAATATGGCTTGGCATTCGCTAGCGTTCGTCGTGAGTTTGCCAGCCTTAAAAACTTCGCTGAACAAGATTGGTTGCCTGTCCTACTACCTAAAAACAAAGAAGCCGCTGTCGGTGCTCGCAAAGCTCGCTTTGCCTTTATCACGCCAGAAGCGTGGGACTTCATCAAGTGCGATTACCTTCGCAAAGAAGAGCCAGCGTTTAGCGTTTGCTATGAACGATTAAAAGACGCAGCCAAGAAAAACGATTGGATTGTGCCTAGCAAAAAAAGCCTCGAACGTCGTATGCAGTTCGAAGTGCCACAAGAGCACCGCGTGCTACTACGCAAAGGCGAACATGCCTTAGTACTGCTTTACCCACCACAAGAGCGAACCGTTGCAGACTTGCAAGCGCTTGAATGGATCAACGGCGACGGCTACCAACACAACGTGTTTGTGCGTTGGTTTAATGGCGAAATTCTTCGCCCTAAAACATGGTTTTGGCAAGACATCTACAGCCGCAAGATTATCGGCTGGCGTTGTGATGTGAGCGAGAACACAGATTCTATTCGTCTGAGCATGATGGACGTATGCGAGAAATACGGCATCCCTAAAGAAGTCACGATCGATAACACCCGCGCAGCTGCGAATAAGTGGATGACGGGCGGTGTGCCAAATCGTTACCGCTTCAAAGTTAAAGAAGACGATCCATTAGGCATCATCCCAATGCTGGGTATGAAGCTGCATTGGTCTAGCGTCATTCTCGGGAAAGGTCACGGCCAAGCCAAGCCTATCGAGCGCGCGTTTGGTGTTGGTGGCTTAGAAGAATACATCGACAAACACCCAAGTTTGGCGGGTGCCTACACTGGCCCGAACCCAATGGCGAAGCCAGACAACTACGGATCGAAAGCCATTGAAGCGGAAGTGTTTCTTGCTGCGATAGCCAAAGGTGTCGAAATGTACAACGCCAAGGCAAACCGCAACTCAGAAATGGCACAAGGCTTTCAGTCGTTTAACGATGTGTTCAACACAAGCTATCAGTATGCCGCGATCCGCAAGGCCACATCAGCGCAATTGCAAATGATGATGCTGCAAGCCGAAGCGACGACTGTCAGCAAAAACGGCACGATCACGCTAGACGCTGGCGGATCAATCAAGGGCCAGAAGAACCGCTACTTTAATCAACTTCTAATGGACATGGTCGGCAAGAAACTGGTGGCACGATTCGACCCGCTGCGCCTGCACGATGCCGTCGAGATCTACACACTAGATGGTGTGCATATCTGCCAAGCCGAATGTCTGCAAAAAGTCGGATTTGGCGATACTCAAGCCGCTCGCGAAACCAAGCGCCACCGCACCCAGTTCACCAAAGCGACAAAAATCGCAGCCAAGGCACATCAATCAATGGACGCTCTCGAACTTGCTGCACAAATGTCGCCGCTTGAAGAAGAGATCATTCCAGACACGAAAGTCGTTATGCCGTTTCGCCCAGCGGTGGCGTACGGAAACGTCGCTGTTGCACACAACCCAGCTCACGACGAAGAGACAGAGTACGAACAAAACTTTGCGGCATCCATTGCCGACTATCGCGAACAACTAAAGAAAAACAAACTGTAAAAGGAAGCCACCATGACCAACGTATTGAACCTACAGAACAGCAATGCCGAAGACCAAACTGCTGTGCTCATGCGCATCAAAGCAAAGCTTGATGCAAAAGAAGTGACCAGTGCCCAGTTGGCTCGTGAGATCAGTTCATCACCCGCGACAGTAAGCCAAATCTTAAACGGCAAATACCAAGCCGATGCGACTGCCATCGTCACTAAATTGGCGAAATGGCTAACGCGTAATGAAGAGAAAAAAAGCAGCCCTGTTGTGAATCCTGGCTTTGTTATGACCACCACCGCAAAGCAGATTATGGACGACATGACCTATGCACAAATCAGCGAATCCATTGTTGTCATCTATGGCGCGTCTGGTGTGGGTAAATCCGAAGCCTTGCGCGAGTACAAACGTAATAACAACAACGTTTGGCACGTTACCGCCAGCCCAAGCCGTAGCAGCTTAACCGAGTGTCTTTATGAACTCGCTATGGAACTGGATATGGAGCAAGCGCCACGTCGCAAAGGCCCACTGTCTCGGGTGATCCGCAAACGTCTAATGGGAACGGAAGGTTTAATCGTCATCGACGAAGCTGACCACCTTGATTACCCAACTCTAGAAGAGCTTCGCATCCTGCAAGAAGAGACAGGCGTCGGCATGGTGTTAGTCGGTAATAACCGTGTTTACACACAGCTCACAGGCGGTCGACGCAATGAAGATTTTGCTCGTCTGTTCTCACGCATCGCCAAGAAACGCGGCATCCACAAAACCAAAGTCGCAGACGTGAAAGCGATCGGCGACGCATGGAACGTCAGCGGCGACAAAGAGCGCGCATTGATGCAGAAAATTAGCGAGCGCCCTGGGGGGCTTCGTTTATTAACCAAAACCCTAAAACTGGCAGCGATGTTTTGCAAAGGCGAACTCATTACAGAGAAAGCCCTGCGTGCTGCTTTCAATGAACTAGAGAACAACGACTAAGGGGGTAGGCATGTCAGTTCAAGTAGTAGTGAGGTGTGACGGACACGGTTGTCGCGGCTGGTTTGAGCTAAACAATAATGGCTCGTCTGATGCGGAAGTTGAGCATCATAACCTAGCTGAAAACGGCTGGTTAATTGATCTAGATAATGGGTTTGATTATTGCCCAACATGCGCCAAGAAAATTAAAGAAGAAGAGGAACAAGGCAATGACTAAATCAACACGCTACAACGGCTGGCACGTTCAGCCAAATTTACAAAACGCCCACATGCTAGAAAGTCTTTTGAACGTCAGCAAGACCACGCACCAGCTTGTGAAAATGGGTATCACCATTACGGGCACAGTAATGGGAACCGCACACCCGACCATCTTAGTGATGGCTACAGGGGAAACCAAAAAGCTAAAAGGCGCGGCGATCAAAACACGAAATTTTAACGGTACTCGTACCAGCGTTTACAGCGCACAACTAAACAACTGCAACATCGAATGGGAGAGCAAGAATGTCCACTAGCAACCAACAAGATAACGTCATCAAAGTGCCGGAAGGAATGCGCGTAAACGCAGACGGTTATTTCGTACCAGAGACCAGCATTCGTGAGCAAGATTTGCTACGCGATCAGATCGTCATGGCGCTGGTGCCAGAGGCGCTTTCTCTTAGCTGTGACATGGCCGCATACAAAGCAAAAGCTCTTGCTGATATCTCGGATCTAATCGAAATTGCCGCCGATCGCTACGGCGCAAAATTGGGTGGAAAGAAAGGTAACGTCAGTCTCGTATCATTTGATGGTCGCTACAAAATCCAACGTACTTATCGTGAAGTGGTCGCCTTTACCGAAGAGATCGAAGCTGCTAAAGCCTTGATTGACTCTTGCCTTATCCGCTGGAGCGAAGGCGCAAGCGACAACATCCGTGCCGTGGTATCTCAAGCATTTCGCAAGAACCGTAATGGCGAAATCAGCACGGGCAAAGTGCTCGATCTTATGCGTATGGAAATCGACGACGAGGAATGGAGTCGCGCCATGAACGCATTGAAAGACGCGCTCAAATCTAACGGTACCGCTGTGTATATCCGCGTGTACGAACGCATCGGCACCACCGATCAATACAAACCAATCTCGCTAGACATCGCGTCTCTTTAGGAGCAACACCATGGCAAATACACACGCCGTTCGTACCGCTGCACAAAATGCGCTTAACCAGCCTGTTTCTGTCGCCGAGTACAGAGAGCTCTTAATGCAAGTGATTGCTCTTGCAACCTCAAACCTAAGCGAACTTGAAACGCCAAAATATGCCGCTGCTTATCTAAATGGCGTTGGGTACATGATCGAACCAAGGAGTCAGTCATGAAAAAAGAACACATGAAATTAGCTTTAAGCGCCTTCGAAACACTAATGAATGAATGCGAGAGTGAAAGCGAAATTACTGAGATTTCTTGTGTCATGGCTACTTTGTGTATCAAGACGGTTCATGGCATCGAAGGGCAAAAATTTAAGGAAGGTTTTCTAAGTGCTGCCATCGCTGATAAGGAAATGATTAAGCCTCTTCGAGTGCAGGTTCAATAGGAGAAAAACATGATCACAAAAGAGCAATGGGAAGAAATCGAAAAGGCACTGAAAGGCTCGATGGGCGTCGTCAAATTCAAGTTAGGCGAGAAGCAAATCACGCTTGAAAAGCGATTCATCAAAGAGAACGTGATGGTGATCTGCGTCTTTATTAACGGAAAGCTAGAACAAAAAGCTGGGTGGCCAGGTGATGACTATGATCCAGCTATTGAGCCAATTTGGAACAAGCGCTCCAGGTCTGTTTATTCACCTAACGATAAGAAACGAGCAGAGAAAATTTTTGGCAAGCGTAGAGCAAAAAAAGAGTTTGATGATTGGGATAAGAGGGTCGAATGGTACGAACCCTTCTTTAAAACCTTCGCTTCAATGCAGCGCAAGTACAAAAAGATCGAAGGCTTGGAGTTTGTGCGAACAGACTTTGTGAACCTTTAAAGCTAATAAGCGAAACGCGGTTCGCCGCGTCTGCCTAGCGTAGTGGCTAGGCACTGATGAGCAGCTAAGGAGAACACTATGATAGTACCACCGATGCAAAAAAGCCCTTCTCACGTAAACCAAGAAAAGGCGTTGGCTAAAGGACGCAGTTTAGAAAGAAAAGTACTTGATTGGATGGCCAACGAAAACACAGGAATGAGTTCTAAGACAATGGCGTATTGCGCTGTTGACGTAGAACTAAAGTGTAAGGCAACACCGAGCGATCCAGCTGACTTTAACCGCTGTTTAAACCTCGTTCATATCATCCCTGAAATTCGTGAGCACTTCCCAAAGATCGCGCAACTATCACCTGAGTGGCGTGCGTTTATTGGGAATTGGGATCGTATAGAAAAGTCGTTTATTAACGAAGTCGGTTTGAACTGGTGCAACCGATCCAGTGCACCAATTACCTACCAGCTAATGAAAGACCTTAGAGCGAAACGCTAGAAGATCGAGGGGGCTTTATGTTTGGTGAGTACACACCGCTGATGAAAACAGGACTAATGGAGCAGCGTGTCGCCAGAGGTAAAGCTGTTATTGATCCAGAACTAGGTTTACAAAAGTGGTGCCCTGATTGCCAAGAGTTTTGGCCGCAAGATACCCTGTTTTGGTCAATCTCTAATTACAAGCCTGATGGGTTGCAGGGTACATGCAAAGCCTGCCAACTTGGAAAAAAACGAGAAAAGCGCAACGCCGCTTAGGAGATAGAAATGGGGGTAAAACAGATAAACAAATATACATGTGACATTTGCAATAATGAAAAAAGTAATCCAACAAAACCAGATGGTTGGGTCTTAATGTCAGTGGAGAATCGATATGTAGATAGATCATTCGATGATAAATGTATATGTGATCACTGCTTAGAAGATATTTTAATTCAGGTAGATGTACTGACCCATGCATGAACTCATGGCCCAGACAGCGGGTGTCATAAAAACATTAGAGCTAGCGGGGGCGCACGTTATCGCAGTACGTGCAAAACCCAGCGGCTCACAAGTACAGATTAACGCGCCTTTACCTGAAATATTGCAAGAGCATATCGAAGAAGAAAGCGACGCAGGACTAAACCTATTTGGAGTGTGGATACAATGCAAACACAACACGACAACGGACGACGAAACCGAATGATTGCCGCGATCAGCATCGGCAAGAAAAGCCTAAAAATAGACGATGAAATCTATCGTCCAATGCTGAAAAGCTTGACGGGGAAAGAGAGTTTAAAATTGATGACCGAGGATCAGTTAAGCCTTGTGTTAGACCATTTTAAAAAAGCCCTTGGCTTTGTTCCCGCCCCACCAAAAGCCACCAAAAGCAATGCTAAACCAAAGCCGCGTTCGCCAGCGGCCAGCAAGATACGGGCAATATGGATCACCATGCACAAACAGGGTTTTCTCGAAAATGGCAGTGACCGCGCTTTAGATGCGTATTGCCAACGCATGACAAAAACCACCAACGGCCAAGGTGTTCAGTACCTAGTCTGGTTGGATAACTGGCAAGCACAAAGCGTACTCGAATCGCTCAAACGCTGGCATTTTAGATTGATGAAAGATCATCTAGAAAAGTGCCATGCAGGTGTGCCTCCATCGCAGACTTATGAAGTGCTATCAAAATACTATGAAAACACAAAATTCTAAGGACATGACTAATGAAGCTAATTAAAAAAATGTGGAGCGATAAAAAAAAGTGGCAATTTTGGATAAGGTTTTTTGTTGCTATCACTTTAAGCCCATTAATTTTAGGCATGTTCATCATGGAAAGAATAGAAAAGTTTATTTGTTATGTTTTTGATGTGTTGCCTAATATTCCTAAAGACTGAATCCCACTACCGCCGGACTTACAATAGAAAGCCTCAGCATTGCTGGGGCTTTTTTTATGAGCTGAGGGGCGAACCATGAAACAACAAACGAGAGACGAAACCACGATAGATGCGTTCGGATACAGCAATGTATCTATCGATGCTATCGAACACATAGATGACGAGAATTGCCGCTGGCCCGAAGCCATGCGCCAAATCTACGACATACTGAAACACGAACTGAATAAAGCAGAGCAAGACGAAACCGTTGCGCTGTTACAACTGAGCGCAATTTGCGATGCCTTCGGGGGTATGCAGTTTTATCTACCACGCGGCCACAGACTAGAAAAAGAACTAAAGCATCTTAGAATCTGGAATGAATTTAACGGTCACAACGTGCAAGAGCTGTGTCAAAAATATAAACTATCGATGCAGCAAATATACCGAGTGATCGCGAACATGCGCCAGCACGAAACCAACAAGCGCCAAGCGCAACTTTTTTAAGGATCGAAAAATGAAAACGCTATTGATATTTTCATGCCTTGTTTTTTCGGCATTAGCTCAAGCCAAAGAAATGCCATCAACAGAGTTAATACAAGCGCGATTAGATGCGAGCGGCTTAACAAAAGTGGGTCAATGGAATGACTCACAAGACGGCATATCTCAGCGCATTGATGGTGGTACGATTGTGATAACGAAAGACGGTTTTGCCGCTGCAATGGAATTGGTAGAAACCAGCGACAGCGAATTAGAATTGTCTTTTTTGAAAGCGAATAATGTTTGTGTTTCGGGGGCATTGGAGTCTATTGATATGGCCCAGCACACAACACTTCGCCAAAGTATGCGTAAGAGTTTCAATAGCTCATTAACGGCCTACGAAAACAGAGCAACCACCTCAGCATGGGGCTATCAGTTTAAGACTGAGCTAGCGAAACATAACGGTTCTACATTGGCAATTTGCGGGCTAAGGTAA